TACCCAGTAGCCTATTACAGCGATGAGTATTGTAATTATATAAATTCTAAATGAGGCCATTGTTCAAGAATTAACTCTTTAGAATGCTCCTCTAACATAACTGGCCTTTGCCTTATTAAATTTTCTGCTAATAGTATTGATACAATACTATCATTTTCTATAATCAGAACTAGATAACCTTTTGGTAACTTGATCCAGATGTTTCCACCTAGATTTCTATACTCAACCTTCTCGAAATAGATGTTGAATAGCATAATATACTTCGTCTGGTATCTGTAACTTCTGGATGTTTTCGTTGTATTCCAGTCTAAATGGAACTCCTTTGGTTAAATCTTTGCTTAAGCTTTTGTTGACCATGCTTAGTGTGTGCAATATATAAGGAATAGAACTGTCTGCCACTCTCATAAAGCGGGCGTCATCATCTGTCCATTGTTCATCCACAATGTATGCTGATAATACTGAGAATTGCGTCGTACTGATGTGTTTAGTATCTTTTCCTACTCGCACTTTCGCTTCTAATTTACCTACTTCAATTACTTTTACTGGTGTAGTACCTACGAAGAAGTTTACTCCTTTATCATCACAGAATGCCTTATAATGTAGAGGAGCACTAATAACAAGCTTTACTTGCAGCATATTATGTTTAGAGGTTAAAAACCTCCTGTATCTTGTGGAAGGACACAGGAGGAACGTACAAACGTTTTTATTAAAAAAGGGACAATACTACTCCACATACAAAGTGAAGTAACCCGGTGAAGCCTATGCGGCAACAGCAGCGGGATTTCTATTTTTTGGATATGCGTTAAGAAAAGAAATAGAACTGAATCTACCCCCTCTCTTAGTCTGTTCTCTCGCATCTTCTATACTGGATATATTCAGTGCTTTATAACTTTGCTTGTAAACTTCTCTGATTTCGTTTCGCAAAGCTCTGTAAAATTTGTATGCCTGACTAGCACACTGTCTCCTTCTATGAGGAGAGTATAACTCGTTATCAACTGTCATCGTAATCCTGATAACATAATTAGCTGTAACTACTACCTTAAATTCCTCACCTGAGGACATCTTGAATGTACCATTTGACTTGAATTCATCAAATATCTCATCTAGTTCTTTTTGTTTAATTCCGAAGAATTTAGGATCTTTTAACACCTCCCACATATACTTAGGGAAACAGTTTGTTTCGTATGTATATGTAGTTTGTATTCTAAAGAGTTTGATATTATCTTCTTCTTTTATGTATTGAGCACGAGATTTGTGGGAGAGTACGAATACCCTCCCACTATCTTTTTTCCCCATTTAGATGCTAAAACCTAAGTCTTTTACTATTTCTTGTCCTTTTTGTTTTTCAGGCCGTTCGCGCCATCTGCCAATCTGCTCCAGTGCTTTTTCAGCATCAAACTTCTCTTTACGGAACTCACTGAGTTCCTTAAGAAATCGAAGAAGTTGCGATGCACGGGCGCGACGCTCGTTTTCATAACCCGATGCATTTGGAATACCAAGTGCATGAGGTTGCAATTCTGCGGCATATGACTGGATGCTTGGAAGCTCAATGCGTTCCTTGCCTGCACGAACACTGATTACACCTTCTTGCGCCACATCTTGGAACGCATATTTGCTATTCCAAGGATTGTTGAACTGGAGGGTACGGTATGCTCCCGGAAGAGCTTCCGCATTAAGGATTATCGGCAGGCCATCTTTTCCTGTGATATTCAGTGACTGTGGAGCTTTTACTTCCCAAGTGTACGCGTTTTCAATTACTACAATCCCTGCACCCGGTGCTACTTTCAAGATTGGATTATGTGCATGCGGCTCTACCACGTATTGCATTTTGATTGCAAAATTGGTGTACGATGACGCAAGCTGTTTCAGTGCTTGGAATACGATGTGATCTGGCCACATCTTTTGCAAGACGGCCTTATTTGCTGTTGATACGCGCTGATCCATTGCAAACGTCTGTGGTTTGCTATCATCTCCAACGATGATTGAAAAGATATTACTGTACTGTTGCATACTTGCAAGTTATTTAACTATGTGAGATAATAATAGGAGATTGTTTTCTATTGGCTTTGTTCATTACTCAGCAGTAACCGGTGCCTGAATGGATGCAAGCATCTGAGCAAGTTGTTCTTGCTGTTCGCTCATTCCGTTCAACAATTGGCTCAGTAGGCCCAATTGTTTGGCATTGGTAGCAGCTTGCTTCTGCATGAAGCTCACAAATACGCCAAACTGGCCTGAAGTTACCAAACCGGTTGCTTGTTCCTCAATTGCAGCAGGCAAGTTCGCGCCTTCGATGATTGCTTGTGCAGATTCAACCACATCAACCGCAACAGCAGCATCTTCTGTTACAGCAGCGTCTGCAACTTTTGCAACTGCTTCTTCAACCGCTGATTCAGAAATTGCTTGCACATCTTCAGTAGATGATTCATCCCCTACTACTTCAACAGCATCTGGCGCAATGGTTTTGGCAGACTGGAGCAAGTGCTCGAAGTAGCACTGAGCAATTACCTGTACATCTTCATCAGTTGCTCCTTCAGTGATAGCGAAATCTTCTGGCAGCTCAAATTCTGCAGAGATAGCTTTGAAAAGCCCGGTAGCCCACAACTTGAGGCGAGTCTCATCAGCAGCTTCAAAGAATCCGGGCGGCTGGTGCCAACCAATAATTTCAGACATAGAAGGTTTTCCCTCTACAACGAAATGTTCTGCCAGTGTACCGCTCAATGATGCTAAAAATCCGGGATTGGATGTGGCGAGTTCTGCCCATGCTTCAGAACGAGCACCGTCGTCTTCAGCAACAAGCTGTGGATTCAGACCTGCACAAAACAGGTTTCCGTCTTTTTCAGTTTCAACAAAGAAAACTGAGCTGATGATTGCGGTAAGGGCGGTTGCATTTTGCTTTTTCATAATAAAGTTATATAGTAAAAAATAAATAAAAGCTACCTTTCCTCCCCTTCGTGTAAGGGAGTATTCAGCACAGAGTGGATTAACGCACCTACAACTAGGATAAATTCCCCAATAATAGATGCGAAGTAGATCATTGCAGCGGTATTGCTGCTTATTACTTTAAAGGCTTCCAGCCCTATTGAAATCAAACCAATGGTCAGCAGTATAATACAACTACCGACGATAAAATTTACGTGTTTCATAATTGATTAAGATTAACGGGGTCACCATGACCTTTGCCACGATGCCCCGTCTATTAAAAAGGATTAAATCTCAAAAGCTTACTTCTTCATGTGGATATTAACTACCACTTGTCTGTATTGGTGGGCTATGCTTTTTACAGCATCTGGCCCTTGTTCAAACATAATTCGTTCAAACCTTCTAGCATTAATGAGGTGTTTGGATTTCATCACTTTGCCTTCGGGAGTTCTATATTTACAATACGTTTCAAAGTTAGGCACTTGCCCAGACTTCAGTTTCTTCCAAAAGTCTGACAATCCCTTTTTTGATTTGCCTCGTACATACTTAATTTTGGCCAGTCCTGTGTTCATTGCTAAACAGGTTACGGCCCTTAACTTGTACGGAGCCATATTTGGAAACTCTGCACGAATCACTTCGTATTGCTTTATAAAGTCTTCTTTAAGCAAATTAGAGGCTTCCTTATATGTTATCACACCTTCTTCGTCGATGTCTTTATGCGCATCAATATTATGTCCATAGCCTTTTGTCTTCTTACCTGCTGGACAGACATAAGTTTCCTTCATGAAGCCCTCACGAGCCTTCAAGTACCACATGCAATAACTCCACGATGAATCTATAGCAGTCTCATACGTTTTGTGTGCTACTTTTACTGATGGCGCTACACCAGACTTAGCAGGTGGGATATACGTTACTTGAAGAGGTTTTTCCCAGTCCTCTTTTTCTTCTGGTACTTGCGCTACTGGTACTGATGCTACTTGTGATTCTGGAGTGATCTCAGCGCCATGCTTTCCCACCCAGATCTCGACCTTGAAGCCGGATTCAGGAATGAGTGTGAAAATTGCAACTAATACAGCCAGAATGGCCAGTAATAGTGCGATGAACTTGATATTGCCAGCTTTGTTCAGCCAGTTGAACATCAGTTCTTGAGTGTTCTTCCAGAAAGGCTCATTAGCAACTTTAACTGGAATTGAGATTAGTTTTACTTCTTCCTTTTGCATATTGCATATATGGGTTAGAAATTAAAAATGATGGGAGGTTTTATTTTAGAACGGCTGCTGGATCCTGATGTCGCGTCTTGGCGTAGGCTTTTTATGGCACATATCAAGTCCGGCAATAGTGGATAGTACTATAACAAGGATTACGATTCCTTCGACAGAACTGAATCTTGGAAGGTTAGTCCACTTCCTGAACTTGGACAAGGCACCAGATACCTTGGTACCTAGGGTCTGAAGAGATGCGAACTTTTTTAAAAAAGCCTGTTTCATGCTTCTTAGAGTTTTTATTGGTTAAAAGGACAGGTAAATAAATCAACCCGTTGTCGTAAACAAGTGTGACGTATCCGGTAATGCAGCTTAGCTCTTTGCAATACTTTGCATTGGTAGTTACGTTTCTTGAAGAAATGCCTTCACCAACTTCAATGTACGGCACGGTTTCTTTTGAAAGGCTACAGCTATCAGAATAGAACAAGTTCTTAACTGAATCAGGCTGAACCTCTTTGATTTCAAACGCCAACACTGTGTTTGTTTCAAAAATAACCATAACGTCTGACAAGTTTTGATATTCTGTTCCGACATTGGTTGGGGCATTACGCGCACAGGCTCCGAGGAGCATCAGCGCAAACAAGATAATAAAGTTTTTCATACTTTTTAAAAAGTGTTTAAATGCATTCTAGTAATGCCATATTATGATGGTAAATAAAATTAATATAAAGCCAACTAGAATGGCAATAATATTTTTCGCGTATATTTTCTTTTGGTCCAACTCCATGTATTTAGGAGTTTTTAACCGTATTTCTGTTACTAGTAACTCCTTTAATAGCCTATCTCTTTTACGCTGCTTGCGCTCATGATAAAATTGGATATTAAATACGTATGCTAGAAATATGCCGATACATAACCCTAAGGTTGCTAGCCCCAGATTTTCCATAGCCAGTCATTCTTAATCACTGAGAACTTAGGAAACAGCCTAGTTATTGGAGAAATGGTTGCTACCAGATAGGCATTACCATTTTGCATCCCGTAAAACTCGTAGGACAGCTTTTTACGTTCATACAACAACTGTACCCTGTGTACAACGATTTCCATTGTATCGGAATTTGTTGTTGCAGTAAGAATCCCTGTCTCAGGATTATAGACCAGCTTTTCTCCATTTCGAGTTTTTCCCTCGATAGACTCTTGCATGGAGACTTCAATGGTTTGAGCAAATGTTGTTGCTGAGATAAGCAACATAATAAAAAGTAGAATCTTTTTCATAAAATTACTTTGTTTTTAAAGTGTTTTTAAAAGGCTGAAGCCCCTCCTCTTTTGGAGAGACTTCAGTTCGGTTCCCGTAATCTGATTTTGTAATATAAAAGAAACCGACGCCGTAAGTTTGACCCCAGTCTATGATTATATCTAATTCTTTAGCCATCTTATTATACATGTCTAGTCTTGACGAACAGATATGTACTTTAACGGCACTTTTTTTCTTAGGTGGAGTATTGATATTGTTCATAATATATAATTCAACTAGAGTCAATTGTGAGCTAAATAGAGGTATTCTAACTTACGTCCGAATACCTCAAGTTCCTACAAAACAGGCATGTACCTTCGTAAACTACTACAGGTGCATGTTTTTCTTACTTTCTGCAGCTTACGCAACTGCGGATATTTGGTACAACAAAGTACCACTCATCCCACATGTTATAGGCAATAAGAGCAAGAGATGACGGATCGTAATATTGATAAAACTCACCGTTTCTTTCTTTGTACGTTACTTTCAGAGCCAATAGGTCTTCACCCTTGTACTCTATTTCAGTAAGTTCCGTTTCTTGTGTGTTCTGGCCATACACCTCAGCGTATGCCAGTAATAGAAGCAAAAGTATAAGTCCATACTTCATAGTTATAATATTTAAATTGTTATAGAGGGTGCCCACATCGGGAATCGAACCCGAATTCTAACACTCATAGCACTGTCCTACCGTTGGACGATATGGGCTTGTATTTTGTAAAAAGTGAGCTAACTTACGTCTGCTCACAAGCATTAACCTTGATCGTGTTTTTTATTCAGGAAAGTCGCCAATTCCAAACTTTCTACTGTCATTCTTGGTATCCCATGTAAAATGAGTGTACCCTAGCCTTTTTACTCCTTCATTGAAGGTTTCTTCAAGTCCCAATTTAGGATGTAAAATCTTATACAGTTCTGTAAGTGCCATATGCTTACTACAATAAGATAATCCAATTACTTTAATATGGATTTTTTTATGCTCCATAAGATGTACTCGATCTGGCATTGAATCTTCCAAGTTCGCAATTTCGCCACGAAGTACTTCCATCTGATCTTCCAGTCTTCTCAACTGTACTTTTTTGATCTGGTAGTAGTAATCATTTGCAACTTCCTCTCCTAATTCGTTTCGATAACGGTCAGGATCAAGATGAAGCAAAATTGCGAACACTGTTGAAACCCTGTCAACAAAATAACATTTACATGCTATCCTGTTGTCAATAATTTGCCAATTCGATTTCTCGAAGGACATTCCAAGGTTCAATGACACGTAGTGTTTACGGATACGTTCCATTTCTACTTTGTTTAACGGAAAAACTGATGCATCATTCATCATATCTATATTAAAAGTTTGGTGACATTTTAAAAGAAGATCCAACTTACGTCTGATCTCCTAACCTAACTAATGCTTGATAATGACAAGATCCTCTGCCCAAGGCAAGTCGAGCAGAGGTAGAACTGCACGTATTCCTACGCACAGTTCAAAACCAACTCACTTTATGTAGCCAAATTTATTCTTCTTTATCAGATATAAAGCGGTATTCCTTTGTACCGTACCCTAATGTAATATCAAATCCGTTTTCGTCTTTTTCGCTTTTACAGTCATCACGAAGCATATAATCATTGTTAATGATCTCGTTCGTTTTGACCCAAGCTTCATTTTGGCTTTTATAAACTCCACTCTCTTCAATTTTGAGAATAGGATCTAATCCTGCTTTGAGGTAAGCTTTTGAGATTGTGAATAGATAAACTACTACTCCGCCACCGATAAAATATGGCCAGTAGTGTATTGCTGTACTGATAGCTTTTAACATTTTATATACTGTTATATTTTGAAAAGGAAGAATCCCAGTATGCTTATTACGGCGTCTATTCAATGGATAGAGAGCCAAGCGTGTATGCGGTCAGGGCGGATACTACTGGGATTCAGGGATTGACGTCAATTGTTACCTTACTGATCGTTGGTAACACCCTCGTGTAGAGGTACTTCTTGGAGCGCGTTTACTCCTGACAGGACTTTGCTATTTTTGAGAGCCTCGATACTATCTGAATCACAATCTACTTCTACCCAACGATTACCTTCTTCTAGGTTTAGCAGAATGGTTTTTAAGTCGCTAAGTATGATTACCTTTTTTACGGGCTGATAGCCTTCATCGTTTTTAATAGATAAAGAAGTTACTTCAACCGGTCCTATTTTGCGGAATCTAACGTATAGTGCCATAGTTATCGTTTTAAAGAGATTAACGTTCCCTCGTTTAGTTCAGATTTCAGTACCACCGTCTTGTCTGTGACGACCACAGTGGTAAACGAGTCTCTAAAGATATTACTGGCCCATTTTGAACTTTGGGTCGTAAACATGAGCGGTTGCATATCTGGATCCTCAGGATCCATCACAATCTGTACAAATTCTTCATTTAAGAAGATGTCTGCAGATTTGATTGGAATAACCTGATTTTTCAATTTGCAATACCCAGAAGCCTCAATAACTCCCTGATCGTAGACCAGAGGAGTTTCATCGTTTGTGATTGAAATTTGTGGTAATTCTTTTTGGCCGAAGTACATTTTAATACCAACGACCCCTACTGCGTAGATTAGCACAAATGCTATGGCTAATGCTACAGTGAAAATAATTTTTTTCATTGTATGTATGTGATTTAAGAATGACATAAAAACTAGCCCCACCTTACGGCAGAGCTAGATCCTTCTAAACACATCTCATTATTCCTAATCTAATTTAGAGACAGGGAATTTGAGAGAGTTTAAGAAGGTAGTGAGTGCAATCTGAGCCTTATCAATACTGGCATGGAAATCATTGAAGACTCCTAACCATTTGATCTTTTCCATTTCTTCTGCTTCCTCCTTGGGTTTAGCAGAATTATGATTGGCTAGCCCAGCCTGAAAAGCCTTTAAGGAAGCTTTTAGGTGTTGGTACTTTGATTTGAACGGAGCAACTTTGCTCAACGTCCATTTACTACGCTGTTTCCTCATCTTATAGTGCAGTTAATTAATGACAATTAAAAATCTCCTAACTTACGTCTGTAGAAATGCTTATTAACACTTTATTCAAAATGAATCGTCAGAGCCTTGCTCTTTTGCAAGGGTAACTAAAAACTACAGTGGACCATGAGGGATTTGAACCCCCGACCTTCGCTTTATGAGAGCGCTGCTACTAACCGCTGAGCTAATAGTCCGTGTTTGAGGAAAAGCTTGTTCACCGAAGTTACTATATCACTTTTCCTCTGTCCTTTTAAAATCTATGAGCTGGACATTTTCATAGATTAGATTTACTCATTATGAGCTGGTTATTACGTATGTTTTGCACCCTCCGTAATGAGGTTTGTTCGTGCTAAAATGTCTTTGATGTAGTCACTTACTTCAGACAAATCAGGCATCGGCAAAGATATTTTTTCAATTTCTCTGTGTGTCTTCACAAGACTTTTTACAGATTTGAATACTTTACCTTTTGTAACTTTCATCAAGCTGCCTTTGTAAGCGTCTTCATATAATCCGAATGGAGTTTTTGCAAACTTAATTGCGATTTCCCAGCTTGCAAACTTTTTATTGCGAGACACAGGATTACCAACTCTTACCCAGATTATGTACAATCCATTCTTTTCGGTTACTACAATTAAGTGACATTTATCCCTGTACAGTGTTATCATCGTCTTTCTTTGTTTTATTGGTAGTATCATCTTGCTCTTCTTCTGATTCTGCTGAAGAAGCCCACAGGTCGATGATTTTTCCTGTAGATTCGTCTAATATAAATCTCATAGCTTTACTGGATTGCTGTTGTGATCTGTTGTAAGATTTGGGCTTGAATTGCCCATCCAGACAATTCAACATGGAATTTCAAGTCAGTCAACAGCCCATTGGCTTGGCAAGTTTCCAACGCTTTGGCAATGTTTGCAGGAGATGGGAAAGACTTAGTAGAAACTAGCTGCCTTACGTTTTCTTTCCAGTCATTTTTCAATGCACGAAGTTCATCGTCAGCCGTTTTAACAAGTTCAAGCAGTTCTTCATCCAGTACAGGCTCAGTTGGCACTTTGAAGCCGAATGCTACTTGGGCACTTTCTTCCATAAGTTCCATGTACTTTTCATGAAGCTTAACTGCCAGATCAGCATGCGTCAATCTTAGCGCCTTACCGTAATGAGCCAACATAAATGCTGGATTGTGGAGAGCACCATTACGCAGGATATCCTCTTTCTTCTGGGGCTTGGCTTTCTCAGCATTTTTGTACACAACTACTGCATCCATATCTGGAGCTGCTTCTGCGTTGCACAATGCTAGCATTCCTTGATGAGTCATTGCGACTTTGCGGGAATATTCATCAAAACTAGCTCTTCCGCCATTGTACTCTTTTTTAGCTGCCAAATAATTTGCTTTTAGCAATATTGCATCTCTGAATCCTAATTGGATTAGCAGATCAAATCCTTCTACTGTATTGCCAGTAGAAATGGATGTTGCTATTTTTGTTTTTAACTCGTTTGAAACTTTCATAACGTATATGTTTTAAATATGAATGACAAGATAAAAGATGATTAGTTGTAATAACTAATCATCTAATTAAACTATTCCTATATGAAGCTGGTACCCCCGACAAGATTCGAACTTGTGACCTACCGCTTAGAAGGCAGTTGCTCTTCCGCTGAGCTACGAAGGCATTAAACCTAACCACTACTCTTTTGTAACGATTAGGTTCTATCTCATGAAAATTATTCTTAGTATTCTTTTAATTCTTTTTTACCTTCACGTCTGATCTTCTTAGAGATTTCTCTCTTTAACTTTTTCTTGTAACTTGACTTCTTACGCCATGATACTGTAGAAGTCCGTATAGAGTTGTACCATGTAGATTCGTGGCTACTCTGTTTCTTATACGTACTCATTCTACTTCAGTAACTAAATACATGTTCATTGCGTATTTCCCTGCTGTTTCTGCATTTTCACTGATAGCTATGCCTAATGCTTCATGTTCTGATGATGCATTTTTAACTAGAGAAGCAGTTAATCTAATGACAGTCAAATCATTTTTATGCTGCCATAGTATTGATACAACGTATTCTTTAACATGTTTTCCTTCAACAAATATAGTTGGTAGTTTTTCTTCAAGTTCTTTGAAGAACTCTTCTGTAACATCTTTTCTAGTACCGAACCAATTGGTTTTATCATACATTCCGTAATTAATGGCTTTCCACAATAAAACTGAACCGGCCTTTAGCTGAGTTACTCTCTTAGAAGGTATGCTTTTTCTTCTTAGAAACTTTTTAAGTTTCAACACTTGATTAGCGTCTAGATCGTTAAAACATACATTCCATTTAGGATTTCCGAATACTTTATCTAGTAGTTCTTCCATTATGCGGGCTTGTTGTTGAAATATGTTTCAAAAAAATCTTTTGCTTCTTTCATTCCTCCTGTAATACATAACTTAGTTGTGTGTGCAATTGCTAATAACTTCTCATTATTATTTGCGCACTCCTCCATAAAATGTATATATGCTGTCCATGAATGGGTTTTACGATATGCTTGCAAAGCTAAACTTACTTTCTCTGGAGTGTAGTTCGAGATCACATATTTTAAAGGCTTGTCGCCCATTACGAGTGCGTCTCGGATTTCAATGAATTTCTTTTTTACGTCTTCCATGACGAAGTATTTTAAAGAGTGATAAAATAGTAGCATACTAAGATGTATATTGCATAAAGTCTTCTTTAGAGATTTCTACAATATTTGTGATAGTAACATCAACAGGTGTAACCCACTGTGTTGATTTTGCAGCAATCCGTTCCCCTAAAGCCTGCCTATTAGGATACTTATCAGAAAACAGAGTCATTTCCCCGTGCTTACTGTTAACACGAAAGAAAATTAAGAAATATCTCATAGAAGTTAATTTAATTGCAGAATTGCTTGCCCTGCTAGGCTTGCTCTATCTTTCGATAGTCTTGTGAGCATCCCTTATCTAACGACTTAGGGTAAAAGAGAGTAGCCACCACTTTACAGTCGGGCTACTCATTAAAAGGCAGTCTGGAAAAAAACTTCTTAAAACTCACCCCAACCACGCCCTTAACCAGATTTCTCCAGCATTCGGTTCTCTTCTAGTGGCAGGGTGAGGTGACCTAAGCTATCTTGATGCAATAACGGATTGTCTCCGCACTGACGACTTCTTAGGTTTTATTCTTCTACGTCAATAATATCCTTGTGAGTTCCTGGAGCAATTATTGGATCAATTAAATTTACTGCTACAAGGATAGTTAATGGTACAGTTACCATATAACTTAGTTTAAGTGATTCTAATACAACCTCTGCTATTATTTCTTCTCCAAAGTACAATAGTACAGCAGTGCGTGCACCACATATAATGAGTGGAATTGTCATAAATAGATATATGACAAGAGGTATTGCTGGTACTTGAAATGTCTTACTCATGATTTAACAAAGTTGAATTGTGATTTTTATTCTTGTAATTCGTGCATTTGGAAATCTACAAAATCTTTTGAATCTTTGAGTCCTCCTAGTAACTGAGTTCGTTTGATTAACTTTACTGCTTCCAACTTATTATGTACAGCAAGTTTTTTAACTTCGTTTAACACTTCTTCAAAGCTGTTGTATTTTTCGTAAACTTTATACGTTTCAGGATCAAACATTGCATTTACGCTAATATAATCAGAAACTGATTCTCTATCACCAGTTGCAAATGCAGTTCTAATGGCTTGAAACCGACTTTCTAAGTTAGTTTTAGTAATTTCTATTTTGTTCATGATAAAGTTGAATTGATTTTTACTTATTCGATAAATACTTTTGCACTAAATATTCTATTAAAGCTAATATTACAGCAGATAATACTGCAAATACTAAAGATAAGGTTGCTGTTAACAGTCCTCCATAATGTATGAATACTGCATATGGAATAATGATTCCTGCAAGTCCTACTAATGAACTTGTTGATAAGTATTTTTTCATAGTAAAGTTGAATTGTGACCTGTCTATTGACAACGCTTGCAGCCTAACACGGTTTATACTCCCTGCAAGGAGTTAAAGAATGCGCCCCCAAACTAACAATGCCCGTGATTACGGTGCCGACTTCCTTGTTAGCTGGGGACGGATATTTCTTTAATGATTAGAGAATAGGTGAACTAACTTACGTCCGTTCACCTTTAAAAAGGCATGAATCTATTCTACTATTTTGTGTTCTACCTCATCTTTATATTTCATTACAAGCTCATCGAACTTTACATCTCCATTTCCCCTGTAATCAAGGAATCGTACCGTAGTATTAAATGCAAACTCTGTTGTGATAGGAACACAAATGAACCTGTTTCCTATAAACTCTATGAGAAAGTTTTCACCCATCCACCTTATATGAAGCAGATTAGGATGTTCTTTCTGATCTTGAACTGTGACTTCTCTAATTGGGTCTTCCTTTTCTGTCCAGTCCACAATGATACACATTGGTCCAATCCATCCTAGCGCAAACGCTAATAATGATGTACTTGGGTAAACGCATGCCATCTCCATAGTAGTGTGCTCTACCAGAGATATAACGAATACTACGCATAAAGCCCATATTGCCCACAATGTGAGGAATATGATGAAACGTGCGGAATTAAAAAGAATCTTTTTCATAATACGGGAATAGTTTATCTCATGGTAGTGGCTAACTACTTGCCTTACCTCTTACGAGCATGAGAATTAAATGATTTAAAGAGTTGAAGCAATATGCTCATCGTATTCTTCTTCCAGAGCTTCTTTTACATCATTAGGAAGTTCTTCCCAAGATTTATAGTACCCAGAACAAGCCGCGCTGACCATACTGTATGGCCCAGATGAAACACCTTTTGTGTACAAAGTATTGCTGTTCGCATCCACTAGATCATACTGACCTGAGTAAATGTCTTTATTTGCATCCTCTTCAAATATTAGAGGCTCTTTATAAACAGGAAATGCTAGATTAAGTTTCATATTGTTTGATTGAATAATGAGTGACTCCTACTGGACTCGAACCAGTATCTCCTCTAATGCTGTGTAGATCCTAAGACTCGTTAACAACATATTCAGGTGCTCTACCATTGAGCTAAAGAGGCCATGCTATTTACTCCACTATAATGAGTGGTTTGAGTCTTTCGACTTAGGGTGATAGCTCACACCTACTCTCCTTCACATGAAGGTTTTCCGTTTTAACTCCTCATAAAGAGCTTAATAAGCTGTTGCTTATCTACCGTGATGGGACACGGTGTAGAGAGAGTCCATAGACTCAGCCTATCCTTTACTTAGCTGAGTTAATTACAGGCGTTTCTAGGACCTGTTGCCCTAACGAGCGGGTTATGATTTCCTGTGTTCTAACCAAAATCTTTCATAATCAGAACGTTTGTCTACAAGCTTTTCCTGTTCTTCTTTGAACAGTTTAACTTGTATTCTATGCTCTTCATATGTACATTCTGTTCCACGATCTTTATAATAATCGTACTGAGAATGTGTTTCTGGAAAGAACCACAAGAATGAGGAGTACTTAACGGAGACTCCTTTATCCTTATCTGTTAGTGGATATGACATTACTTTTGCAGAACAACACGTTTCAAGGGTTTTACTCGCAATCTATAAAGACTATATCCTTGTACACGACGCTTGTACCCAACAATTTGAATAGACGCTTCGATAGCATTTTTAATACTGTCGTAGGTATGTTGCCCTGACAGTAGTTTTCCTTCGTAAAATAGTCCGTATTTCATAACTAGATGGTTGTTGTTTGTGAAGTATGGTCTGGCTATAACAGATCTCATATAGAGAGCTTGGGTTTCACATTGTTCTTAACGCAGCGTGAGAGGACTTGTAATCCATTCCCACCGATTGATGTGCCAATTGTACTTAATGTAGCCTAATAATTCTAAAGTAGTTTCCTGCTCTTTAGGGATATTATTACCATGTGCCTCTCTGTGCTGTACAGATTCAAGATGAATTAAAGCCCTGTTGTATAATTCAAGAGCTTCTTGTCTTGATTCAATTGGCTGCCAGTATCCTCTGAGTTTTCCTTGTGCATCTTCTGTCCACACGAAATATCGTGCAGCAGGCTTTGTAGGATCAGGAGAATACATACTCATTGCTCCTTTACGCCAAATCCATTTCCCATCTTCAGTCTGTTGTGGGCGGATTAAGTGGCAGTACAATGTGCGTTTGAAATTGGTTTCGGCTACTAATACTACTGTTGTCTTTTCGATTTTCATGACCATGATTATCTAAAGGTTATTCTATCAGTTCTAGGATAGAATGCTAGATAGTTTCTTCAGCATAGAAACTATATAAGAGCATACCCATCAACACTCATCTTACGATGCTAGTCCTTTGGAAACTAGAATGGTGTTTTAATATTATTGACCTACTCTGAAGTAGGATGATTTAAAATGATGACCTACTCTGAAGTGAGAGTATGAGAAAAGAGGTACACTATATCTGTGAGGATATAGTGTACCAATTAGGTTAGGCTACCAAATTAAAGCTGGTTTTAGACTGCGATTCAGTCCGTACCACGATTGCCCAATTTACAATTGTGCCCTCATCGGGTAATTCGTCCAATCCGTTTGGCAATGTGTTTACCTGATACTCATTACCATCAATTGCGTACTTTACGCGTATTGCCATGTAAGGAGTACCATTAGCACGACTTTTTCGGGTAATACAACCAACAACAACAGCAGACCCATTTTCAAGTACATCACCGTTGTTTTCTTCGGTAACATTTTGCAAGGTCGGAGCGTGTTTAGCGACAATCGCAGCAGGTACGCCACCGATTGCCCGTTCTGCTTGCGCAGTTCGGATCTTACGGTACGTTTCCTTTGCGGCTGCATCAATCGGCATCACCTTATCGAATGTGGGTTTTGTTGTTGCGCCATTTGTAGGAACAACAAGTGTGCCCATTCCCAAAGAGACAAGGGTGTCGGCTTCTGCTTTAGTGGATACGGTTTTAGTAGTTCCGTCTTTCAAAAGTAAATCAAACATAATAAAGGTATTAAGAATGTGATGGAAAAAGGTGAACGCGAAACTTAAAACATTCCGTTTAGTTTACAGTTTGTCAAATTGACAGACAGCAAACCCATCGGGGACGTTTTAGCGACGCAAACCCTCTGGGGGGTTATTTATGGGAGCCATAAGTCTTCATATCCTTAAAAAAATTTAAAAATTTTATATGAAATATATGCTATATACTGCTTATTTGCAAAACTACCGCTATTGAAACGGAAAAATAATTAAAAATAATTGACAAAAAACTTGTAATTTATTTCAACATTTTGTATCTTTGTACCGACTCACACAACCGAAGGTGTTGTACGGCTGCGAAGAGGGAAACTGCATTAGCTGCCCAGACGTCGGATTATAGTGAATTTTACCAAAGCTCCAGCAGCATTCATGAATTTTCTCCGATAAGTCAAAAATTATAAATAAACGAAATCTAGTATGAAATTACCGGTATGGAAGGAACAGCTAACAAACTACGAGTTTGGCAATCGAGGTAATAAGGTCTTGCGCACTGTACTAGTATAAGTTATTTGTTTAAGCTGGAAGTGGATTTTGAAACAGGATCTGCAAGGGTCCTCCCATCCCTAAAACGAACTTAACTAAAAATATTTTAAAAATAAGCACTGAAAAACTTGTAATTATAATTACTTATTTTGTATCTTTGATCTATGAATAAAGAAGCACTACATAGTCTCTTCAAGGACTACACTGAATTACAGGAAAAGATTCTCTTATCTAAAGGAGATGATTACTCAAATACTGATAGACTTTCTAATTTTAAGAATACTGCTAATATTCTAAATATATCTCCTCAATTAGCAGCTCTTACCTTAATTGCTACTAAGGTATCTAGAATTTCTAATTTACTAAACTCAAATACAATTCCAAATAATGAGTCATTACAGGATTCTATTCTAGATCTTTCTAATTATTCATTTTTACTTTATGCATTAAATTATGATAACTCAAAACAATCTGCCTTACCTGAATCTTAGATTGTCTGTAAACAGAGCAATTGAACAGATTAAACCACTCATTAGGTATTCTTACTCAGGAAATATTAAAGCATGACACATACAGATATTATTCAAGAATTTACTCAGCTTTCATTAGATCTTCGTCATTATCACTGGAACTCTACTATGTTAGCTGAACATCAAGCATTAGGTGAAGCTTACTCTACTATAAGTAGTATGACTGATACTATTGCTGAAACACTAGTTGCTCATGAAGGAATTCTAAACCCATTCTCTATTACTACTAAGTCTTGTTCTGTAAAGGATTTACCAGAAGATATTCTTTCAATTGCTACAACACTTAAAAAGTATTCACAAGATAAGTATCCAGATCTAGTTAACCTATCTGATGAAGTTTCTGCCATAGGTTCTAGATTAAAATACTTTTACCGACTTTCCTAATGTACACAAAAGAACAATTATTAGAGGCTATTGAGTTAGCCCAAAGTATTCAATATTACAATGATTATAGCAATAGATTTTGATGGTACTATCGTGAAGCACGAGTACCCAAGCATAGGCGCTCCAGTAGAGGGAGCAATAGAAATAATAAAACGTCTCATCCTAAACGGGCATCAGATTATGCTGTGGACAATGCGTTCAGGTAAGGAACTTGAGGACGCTGTTAAGTATTGTGAGGACAATGGGATTAAATTAGATTCGGTTAATGAGAATTTAGAGCAACAAGCTACTAAATGGTCTACATCTAATAAGCAGTATGCACAGTTATATATTGATGATGCTGCTCTAGGCTGCCCACTTATCCATACTAATAATCGACCTTATGTAGACTGGACTAAAGTAAATGAATACTTAGAATCTATGAATATCGTAGATCATGGATTAGGACAGCAAGTAGGAATTGTTCTAGCACATAGGTATCTTTATTATGTAATGGACCAATCAGTCATCTCTGATTACGAATATGATATGTTAGAGAAAAAAGCCATAGCAGATAAGGCTAAAGGTTATACTAAGTTGCTTGTTCCCGGTTCTACTTTCAAAGAAGATTACCCATTCATTACCCCTCATACTGTTCTCACTCTTCTTAAATCACAAACTAAATAATGGAAAACTTACAAGAATTTTTAAAGGAAATTGAGGATCTATTTAACTCTGTAGAAGATGCTGATTTAACTGTTCACAAATTTCATGGAACACCGCCAGCATATGGATATGTAGTAAGATCAAAACTTATTAAGAATGAAGATGGAACATATACTCATTGGACACCAGATAAATAAAGACTATGAAGCAATTTTAAAGGAAGCTCAGATTAGATTTTATCTAGAGTTTGATAAGCGACGTAAGGCCAAATTAGCTAAGTATGAAAAAGAAACATCTAAAGAATAAAAAGAAACCAGTGCTTACTATGGAGTATTTAGAGAAACGGTTACAGCAGATCTTTAATGAGAAAGATAACAGTAACTGGTTTATTGGACCAGTTGGATTAGTATTTAAAGATGATGAATCTGAAGTTTATCGTGTTCCCGGAGGTGCTCTTACAGGAAGAGGCGGATGGGAATTATATAATCAAGCAATAAAAGAAAGATGCAAACACTACAAGAACTCTTAAAAGAATTAGAAGAGGTGCTTAGCCTCTCCACTACTGTTAATCTTCATATCGTTAAGATAGATGGAGATCCACCTGCCTACGGATATGTTATTAATACTACAAAAGTATTTCCAAAACCATTAGATAATGAATAACACATACCCACCATCCTACCTTTGGGAAATAGAATCTCGCCCACAGAAAGGATTTGCAATAGAAGTAAAGAAAGATAGAATCAGAGATATTTTAAAACTTGTTTACCCAGATATGAGTGAAAAAAGCATTTCAGCCAATGAAGATTTTTATGAAGGTGATGGGCAGCTTACTATATCTTATGAGGAAAACATAACTATTAGAGAAGGTGATATTCTTGTAGTAATTGATGATAGATTGGAAGTACATTCATCTAAATCATTTGATGAGAAATACTATTGTTACCACGGTCCAGCACTTCAGGATTTAGATAAAATGCTTAGCCATATTAAGTCAGCAGTAACTGAACAAAAAAAAGATAATGTCTTACTACAGGCTTTCGATTCTAAAAGAGAGAGATTATTTGGATATATAGTAAACGCCGGATTTGACGGCAAAACAACAGACGACGATGAAAGAAATAACTTATAGTGTAGGGCTTAACATAGAAGCTATAGATCTAAAAGAATCAAAAATTGGATATGCAGTAAGAGTTGAAGGAAAGTGGAAAACTGTTGATTACTCTACATTCATGATAACTCTTACTAGAGACTTATTTCCAATTATATTAGAGGGAAACAAGTTTCTTTTTATTCAAGAACGAACAGAAGATGGTAAATTCGTACCAACTACTGATGAAGAATTACTTAAATTTATTATAAATGAAACTGAAAGTACTACACACACCGTATAATGGTATCAATCTCTTAGCTCCTCTTCAGATGGGTTATGAAACAAATCTAATTAGATACTTCATGTTTACTGAGGAGTCTAAGTATGAGACTAAGAATCCTAAAGATCAATCAGATTGGAATAAGTTAACTGGTTTAGCTTCTTATAGATTTAATTCTCAGAAGTCTTCTCATATGTGGGCATGGAGATATTATAAAGGTAACTTTGAAATTGCTCCTTATTCACACAATGCTAGTGGAGACAAGATACTGCCTTCAGAAGAAGAGATTCTTATTATTCCAATCAATACCTTATTTGTAGTTCATATTATCACTACAATGCCAAAACATCCTGCACCTAATTTTGTTAATATGTATGCAGCTTACCGTGGTCTTGATAACAAGACTGTTAGATTGCAACTTTGGCCACTACTTCAACTTATTCCAAGCAATAAATATAGAGTAATCACTACATGGTTTGGGGGAACATCATTACCTAAAAAGATTGTTAAAATTTATGGATAATAAAATAACTATTAGACCAGTAGTAATATATAAAAGAAATAGACTTGAAGAAAAGTCTATGAGAATATATAAAAAAGTAATTAGAAGCTACAAGAAACAACTCAATGCAGAAGTTACAGACCTACATCCAGATGTAATCTATGCTACGTACAAAGGGTTACTTCTTCAAAGAAGAATTCTAAAATTAGAAAATTGGATTAGACACTTCTCTATGAAGATAGGGTATAAAGTGATTAAATTAAAAATGAATGGTAAAGGAAGATGGACAATAGAGTAGAATTACTTGGTTATTACGGATCAGATGAAACTCATGCACAGTCTGCATGGACATCTACAAATAGAGAATTGACAGAAGAAAAGAAAGATAGAATACCTAAGTTGCTTGAGATGTTAGCAACTGAAGGGCATCATACTCCATTTGAGAAATCAACTCTTCACTTCTTAGTGACTTCAGATATAGCTACTCATATACACTTTCTAAAGCATAGAATAGGAGTTTCTATTAATGGTGAATCGGCTAGATATAAAGAGCTTAAAGAAGACAAAACTTATTTACCTGAAGATTGGGAATATCTATATGTAAACAGAAATGATATATTTGAAAACAATAGGGATTTGCATTGGTATCTACATCTCACAGATCAGAAAAATAGTGACTGGAAACAAGTACTAGAAAGTTATATTAACTTAGGCGACCTACTTTACCATCAAGCATTAAAGGACATTACACCTGAACTAGGCCGTAAGCGAGCTAAAGAGTCAGCCAGATTCTTTAAGACTTATGCTTCTCAAATTACTTATGATGTGTCGTTTAACTTTAGATCTTTTTATCATTTCTTATCTCTTCGTAATAAACCTGAAGCTCAGAAAGAAGTAAGAGAGCTGGCTCAGCAAATGTTAGATCTAGTTAAGAATATAGAAGGTAATCCATTTGAACACACTTTAAAGGCTTTTAAAATAGATGAATAAATATATTACTTTTGCGGCTAATGTAGCAACACTAACTTCTGAATTGTCTAAAGGAAAAAGGTTAAAAGTAGGAGCAGTTCTTCTATCTGATAATAGAATTATAGCGTCTGGATATAATGGTTTACCAAGAGGCTTTACTCCTGACTCATTAGAAGACGAAAATAATATTACATTACCTAATGTAATTCATGCTGAGTTAAATTGCATTCTAAATGCAGCTTATCACGGTATATCTACTAAAGATACTACATTAGTTATTACGCATTCACCGTGTAGACACTGCGCAGCTCTAATTGCTCAAGCAGGTATTACACAAGTTTATTACATAACCCAGTACAGAGATGATACTGGAATTAAAGAATTAGAAAAATACAATGTACAAGTTAATCATATTAATGATGCTGCTAACACAATCACTCCACAGCCAGATAACAATTGATACTAATAAGGTTAGCACTACTTTCAAAGTAATGGATAACGACTCTATTAAATTTGGAATAGGCGATCCAGTTCCAATGAGCGTCCACATTTTTGCAGACTCATTTAAGGTAGAATCTTATTTTACAGTTTATACTAAGTATCTTAAAGTTACTGGTAAAGTAAATGATAGAGAATATTCATATGAAGAAGGAACTTTTTTCTTTACTCATGATGTAAAAAAAGATTTGTTTACAGTAGATGTAGATGGAAAACCTTATTTAAACTTTCATGCTAATCTATTTGGACGAAGAGAAGGAAGATCTGTTTATATGGTAAACCCTAATTCTTTTGTAGAATACAATGATGAGTATTTAAAGTTTGAATCAGATGATGAAGACACTCTAATATTTTTCTATAGATAGTATGGAATTCGTTTATGTTTATTGGACAGATACTTTAGGTAAACATTATTCAATAAGTGGACAACATGCATTAAATAAGTATGGAGCAAAGCAAGGACAGACTCATTGGGAAGCAAGATCATATGGAATACCTGTATATAATTCACAGCAATCTCCAATGCCAGAATCTAATATTAGAATGCATATCAGAGAGTTTTTAACATTAGCCACTAAATATACTAATACTATGTTTATAGTAGCAAGTTGTAAAATTAAGCCTGTTGCATTGTCATTATTGTTTGCTCCGAACAATGTAATATGTCATCCTGAGATCTTTGCGCTATTGAAAGAAGAAGAAATTCCATAAAAAATTTGGAATTGCATAAGAGATTAAAATATATTTGCAGACCTTTACAAATAACGAATCATGAAAATTAATATTAAAATTAACTCAGAAAAAGAGTTTATAATGTCATACTTAAAAATGAGTAACTTATTACTGCCAGTTACGTCTAGACTTGTAGAAGTTGAGATGGAAGTGATAGCAGCATTTGCATTACTCCCACCTAAGTTTGACTATCAAAGATTCTCTCCTCTTGCTAAGAAAAAAGTAATAGAAGGATTTGCAGAATTAAATAGAAAGATGACTATCTTTAATCTGAATAATAGGATTCATGCACTAGTTAAGAAAGGTTTCTTAAGAAGAGATGAAGATAGAGTTATCTATTTACCAAAGACTTTATCTATTGCATTAGAGAGATTTAGAAAAACAAAAGAATTTAACTTAGATATTACATGGCAGATAAAAGAATAGATGCTATACTAGCAGAGGTTAATACTAAGTTAGACTACCCGCCAGAAGTAATTCAAGATGTAGTTAAATATATATTCCAGTTTATGAGGAGTTTCTTAACAACGCCTACTGCTGCTGGATTAAGATTAACTTACTTAGGGGTATTTAGGGTATCTAGAATTGGCCTTTACAGGCATTATAAAAGATTGTTACAACAAGAAAGATTTGAACAATTTAGAAAAATATGGCCAACTAGGATACTAGTATTGGCAGATTTAAAACGTAGATTTAAAACAAAATATGGAACAGCAAAAGAAGATTAAACTACTCGGAGATAGAGTAGTCGTTAAATTAGATGAATTAGAAGAACATACTACAACAGAATCAGGACTTATAGTGCCACTCTCAACTATATATGAGACAGACTCAGGTAGAGTAAAAGCTAGAACTTCAGCACAGAAACATGTATTTGAAGGTGTTATTGTTCTTATGTCTGATTTAGCAAAAGAAAGACTTAACTTAGAAATAGGAGCTAGGGTGTATGTATCGGATAATGTATTATCCTCTAAAGCATTTCACTTCTACTTTGATCGCCAAAAATTAGTTCAAACATTTGACGGACACGTATCAATTCCGTATCACCTTATAGAAGCAGTAGTAACAGATGAAAAGTAAGAAAAACATTATCGTAGAACAAGAGTTGTTGTATTATCGTAATACTTCATTAACTCTCGCAACAGCATTAGATTCAATTGACGCTAAAGTAAAAACACTTCCTATTAAACCATCTATAGTATGGATTATTAAGAATCGCGCATTACTTATAGAGGTGTTTACATTTATATTGGAGACTATCGCAAGACTTAAGAAATCAAATGAGAATAACACTAAATCCTAATGAGGATTTTTATATAGATAAAGAAAGAGAACTCTTATTTAAAGAAGAGAAAGACCAAGGTATTAGTTCTGAGATTATGTGGGCTTTGTTTCTATGTCACTATCCAACTTCACAATTCTTCAATCTAGATTTAATTTCTAAACAAGAGATTATCAAACTAGATTACCTAAAGGATGAGAACTTTGATTTTGATAATTATAAAACAATTGCTAATAAGATTAAACGTCTTATGACACCTGCTGAAAGGTTAATATCAACTTGGTACACAAAGCTCTTAGAATTGAATGAATACTTAGATGGACTAAAGTATCGTAGCGATACAGTAGAGTCTATCAGTAAAATTATGAAAGATAATTACCCAATGATGAAACAGTTTAAAGAAATTGAAACTATGTTCTTAAAAGAACAAGAACAGAAAACAATGGGTGATGTACAAGAATCATTAGTAGAAAGAGGAATAATTTAAAAATAATAATATGTCTAAAATAGTAACTTTTAACCCTGAAGCAAGGGAAGAATTAATTAAAGGAATTAACACTTTGGGAAATGCAGTTGGAGTAACACTCGGTCCTAAAGGTCGTAATGTAATCATAGATACTTATGGTGTACCCTCTACCACTAAAGATGGAGTAACTGTAGCAAAGTATATTACTTTGCCTAATCCTATAGAAAATATTGGTGCGCAAGTTTTAAAACAGGCAGCATCAAAAACATCAGATATTGCAGGTGATGGTACTACGTCAGCTACCGTACTTGCTCAAGCACTTATCAATTCTTCTCAGCGTCTTATTGATGCTGGATATTCACCAATTGATATTAAACGTGCATTTGATAATTACTTAACACTAACAATCAATGAACTTAGTAAACTCTCTACTCCACTCACTGAAGATAAGCTTCTTTCAATTGCTACCATATCTGCAAATAATGATCCAGCGTTAGGAAAGATTATCTCAGAAGCATTTATCCAAGTAGGTAAAGATGGAGTAATTACTGTAGAGGATTCCCGTACTGGATCTACTTATACAAAGATTATTGAGGGATATAACTTTAATACTGGATTTTTATCTCCTTATTTTGTAAACAATCGTGAGAAGAACATTGTAGTACTAGAAAATCCATATGTACTTGTAACTGATAAAAAGATTCGCGGTACTGATGAGATTATTCCTGCAATGGAAGCTGCACATAAAGAACAGAAAGGTCTTATTGTAATATGTGATGAGATTGAAGCACAAGCTCTTTCAGTAGTAATTGTAAATAAACTTAAGTTTAATCTCCCATTAGTAGTAGTTAAAGCTCCTGCTTATGGCGAACGTCGTTACGAAATGTTGCAAGATATAGCAACAGTAACTGGAGCTAAATACATTTCTGATAATACAGGTGATTTGCTCAATACAGTAACATCAGCTAGTTTTGGTAAATGTTCTAAAGTAGTAGTAAGTCAAAATGAAACTACTATCTTTAATCCTGCTGGAGATACTACAGAGATTGAAGAACGTATGCTAGAACTTAAAGGCAAACTTGAAACTGAAACTCATTCATATATTATCGAGAAGTTACAAGAAAGACTTGCTAAACTAGCTTCAAAAGTAGCTGTGATCTATGTAGGTGCAGCAACTGAAACAGAGGCAAAAGAAATAAAAGATAGGATTGATGATGCCATTCGTGCAGTACGATCTTCTGTTGTTAAAGGATATGTAGAAGGAGCAGGTCACGCACTTGTTACTATTTCCAATATCTTAGCAACTTCTATTAAAGAAGATTTCTCTCCTATCGACCATGCATATTTGGAAGCCATTAAAGCACCCGCTCTTCTTATACGTAAGAATGCAGGTGTATCTGAGGATCTTGATATTACAGTTAACTCTCTTACAGGCGAGTATAATGTAGATCTGATTAAGTCAGGTATTATTGATCCAACTCTTGTCGTAGAACAAGCAATTACAAACGCTGTATCTGTTGCTAATATGTTGACCTTATCTGAAGTTACTATATATGATAGCAATGGTAAATACACACCACCTAATCCTGAAGAGTTTCAGTAATGATATTTCCTGACCATAAAGACTTTATAACAGAGATTCCTAATTACCACCCTGCGTCACTAGAATATGTTAAATTCTGGCAGACCCAGCTTAGAGCTTCAATAGAAGGAAAGTGGATAAATGGAAGATATATAATGCCGTCTTTACATGCGTATGTTAATTTACTCAATATCAGGAAGAATGAAAAAGGTTCAAAGATAAAGAAGTTCGGTAGACCTAACTTACGAGATCTCGAATGGAAGATACACCATTACTATAATGCGTGTAGAGGCTTTTCAGGATTTGCTTTAGATGATACATATTCATCTAATTACGTATTGTTAGATGAGCTTATTACTGATGACATTCTATTTGAACGTTTTCCAGATACATTAGATGAGACGGGTGCACGAAAACAATTTATGCATCCAATTACTAATTTATCTAGGTTTTCAGAAATCCCATTAGGAAGAGCACTATACACTAATAATATGTGGAATGGTCTTGTAATGGGATCTCGTGATACTGGTAAATCATATATAGCAGCAGGATTAATTGCTAAAGAATTTTTATTTGATGGGGCTGCGGAGTACAACAAAGATGAACTTCCCAGCCCTGTTGACATTACTGTAGGAGCTGAAGACTCTCAAAAGAGCATGCTACTTCTATCTAAGGTAAAAGACATGATTGATCTGTTACCGGGGGATACTATAGTGCAGAATAAATATTATCCATCTCCATTTGCTAAACAATACTCAGGTTCGTTTGTTGTTGGTAAACACATTATAGCAGAATATGAAAAGAAGCTTGATGGTGGTTGGAAAACATTTGGTTCTAAGTCTATGATAAAGCATAGATCCTTTAAAGATAATCCATTTGCTGACCAAGGTGCTCGTAACTTAATTATTGTATTAGAAGAAGTAGGTTTGTTTAACTTATTAAAACAAGTTTATCACAATACTAAAGATAACTTAATGCACGGTGACGAGAAGACTGGTATGTTATGGATGATGGGTACAGGTGGCGATATGGAAGGAGGTACATTAGATTCTCAAGATATGTTCTATTCTCCTGAAGAATATGATATATTTTATTATGATGATATATTTGAACATTCTGGTAAGATAGCATTTTTTATTCCGGCATTTGAATCACTTAATAACTTTAAGGATCCAAACTTTATAACTAAAGTTGAAGAAGCTAGAAACTATTTAATGACTCTTCGTGTTAACTTATCTAAGAATCCAGATGCGCTTTCTAAACATATTCAGTATCGTCCATTAGTACCTTCTGAAATGTTCCTCACTAAGGGAGCTTCAATTTTCCCACAAGCAGAAATTCAGAATAGGTTAACTGAAATTCAGAATTATAAGATATTAGAAACTAGACAGAAAAAAGTTAATCTATATTTTGATCCAGAATCTGATACAGGAGTTTCATATAAGATAGATAATTCATTGATTGCAATTGATAAGTTTCCTTGGAACAATGATACATTAGAAGGAGCTACTGTGATCTATGAAATGCCTCAGTATATAAATAATAAGATTCAGAAAGATTCATATGTTATAGGGTATGATGCCTTTAAAGCTAACTCAAATACTGGTGAATCTTTAGCAGCAATATATGTAGTAAAGACAAATAAGTATTTTTCTCAAATTGGTTATTCTGAAATAGTAGCTTCTTTTGTTGGAAGACCATATTACGGAATAGATGAAGTAAATGAAATATTGTATAAGCTTTCTTTATTTTATGGTAATGCTAAGATATTCTTCGAGAATACAGCAGGTAATACTAAAGACTATTTTGAGAGAATTAAAAGATTAGATTTGTTGGCTCTTCAGCCAACTTATGTTTTGAATAAAAAAGCATCGTACAATACTGCACAATCACTTGTGTATGGTTATCCGATGTCTAATGATAAGGTGAAATGGGAAGCAATTAAGTACTTAAAATCTTGGTTACTGGAAGAAAGAGAAATTACAGAAACCTCTATAAAAAGAAATCTTGACTTCATACCTGACAGATATATATTACAGCAGCTTAAATCCTTTAATATGAAAGGTAACTTTGATGGTGTAATGGCTTTGGTAGGATGTATTATAGGTCTTAATGAATTGTCATTTAATACAAAAAGTGAAGTTGAGATAACTAGGTTGTCACAACTCGAAAGTGATATACAAAAATTTATAACAAATAATGAAAGATTATTTAAGACAAAGACTAAGTTACAACGAGAAGATCAAAGACGATTATCGTTGGGCTAAAAACGTCATTGACTCTGTAATCCTTACTTCAAAAGCACAACCAGATCAGAAGTCTTCAGAATATAATAGAATGCTATCGAACTACATGTTCTACAATAATATTATAAACCAGAAAGACTTTGAAGCAGAATGTAATCCATTAGGATTAGATGTTGCGGCAGCAGATGAGGTAAAGGCTTACAACAAAACTCCTAATAAGATTAATGTTCTATTAACTGCAGAATCTAGACGTCCATTTGAACACAAGGCACTGCTAGTTAATGGAGATGGAATCAAATCTAAACTGGCCTTTAAAGATAGTTTGATTAAACAATTTGTAATGTCTGAGATTCAGAATGCTATTACAAATGTAAATGAGTCATTCGATAAAGAGCTAGTAGATTCTATGAATCCGATTATTGATCCTGCGGATGTCAGTAGGTATATGTCTACTAAGTATTTACATAGGAAGGAGATTCTTGCGAACAAGCTACTTGAACATTACAGGAGATTGCTTGATATAAGCACTACTATGAATGAAACATTTAAACATGCACTATTATCAGCATATGAGATAGCGTACGTTTATGAGGATAATGGCATTCCTAAAATTAAACCGGTTAATCCACTAGGATTTTTTCATATTAAGTCTTCTGATACTAAGTATGTAGAAGATGGAATTGTAGCTGGTGAAAAGTTTTATATGCCTATTGCTGCTGTGATTGATGAGTACTATGAAGATTTAACTGAGGATCAAATTGCTTCTCTTGAAGTAAAGAACATATTTCAAGGATCAGGTCCTAAACGTTATATGGAGTATGACCACGTAGACTTTAGTAGTTACTATAATACTCCTGTAGATGGACAGTACTTTCAACAGAATACTACTGACTCTATTCTTATTCAACGGATAGAATGGAAGTCATTAAAGAAGATTGGATTCTTGACCTTTATAGATGAGAATGGTGATGAGACTGTTGAGATGGTTTCTGAAGATTTTAAAACTCCTAAAGAAGCTACTGTGTCAGTAGTGGATATGGGATACAATAAGAAGTTTAAAAACTATGTTTGGGAACAAGAAGGAATATCATTTTCATTGCGATGGACATGGGTAGAAGAAGTATGGGAAGGAACTAAGATAGGAGAAAAAGTATATGTTAGATTAGGACCAAAGAAACATCAGTTTAGGTCTATTGATGATCCATACTCTACTAGATTAGGTTATCATGGTATAGTGTATTCAGCTACTAATGCTCCTGCTATTTCATTGATGGATAGAATGCGTCCATTTGCTCATATGTACATGGCTATCATGCACAAGATGAAAAAGATGATTGCGCAAGATAAAGGACCAATATTTCCTTTTGATACATCTATGGTAGATCCTAAAATTGGATTAGAAAAAACTCTTTATTATCTTACTGAGATGAATTTAGATTTCTATTCTTCACTTCAGAATGCACAAGAACCGGGAGCAGGGCAAAGATCAGGTAAAGTTGGAGGAAGAATTGACATGTCGACAGCCTCTAACATTATGAACTACATTGGTTTATTAGAAGCAATAGATCAGCAAATTTCTGATATAGCTGGTATTCCTAAAGAGAGGGAAGGACAGATTATGCCAAACCAAGCTGTAACTAATACTCAAAACTCTATAGCAATGAGTTCTATGATTACAGAGGTTTACTTAGCACCACATGATAGATTGTGGGAAAGGATACTTGATTCATTTTTAAAGATTGCTGTAGATGCTCTTAAAGGAAAGAAAACTTCTATGCAAATGGTATTAGATGATATGTCTATACAAACATTAGAATTAGCAGAAGATGATTTTGTCTTTTCTGATTTTGGTATTTTTGTATCTTCATCTACTAGAGATTCACTTGCATTTGAAGAACTAAGAGGCTTGACTCAAGCTCTTATTCAGAATGACAAAGCTAAGTTTTCTGATATTATTAGGATGTTAAAAACTACTTCTCTTACTGAGTTACAGGAGCAGATTATTGATTCTGAAAAACGTGCAGAAGAAGCTGCAGCTAGTAGCCAACAAGCTCAGATGCAAGCTCAAGCAGAAATGCAAAAGCAGCAACAAGACTTTGAACTTGAGAAACTTGATAAGGAGCTTGAAGGTAAGATTCTTATTGCGCAAATTGATTCATTTAAGTTTAAAGAAGATCAAGACATTGATAAAGATGGTTTCCCTGACCAACTTGAAGTAGAAAGATTTAGGGAAGAAATTCGTTTAAAAGACCGAGAATTAGACATCAAAGAGAAAGATGTAAAAAATAAGGCTATTAAAACGAAAAAATAAATGCAAAAAAATTTCACATTTTAAAACATAAATACATAAATTTGTATGAATTTAGATGACTTAGTTACCGCGTTTAGTGAAGAGGATATTCAGAATAATATTAAAGTAGATACTGATGGAGATGACTTGGATGATCCGATTAATGATCCAGCACCAAAGTCTCCAACAGATGATGTTATTCCTGATACAATTCCAGATGACCCGGAGATAGTAATTGATGAAGAAGCTGTACGATACTTCAACTTCTTAAAGGAAAATAATGTATTGTCTACTAATGAGGATTTTGAGTTTTCGGGTAATCCAGAAGATATTGAAACAGCATTAAATCAGACTAAAAATAACTTAATAAAAGAAGCACAAACTAAACTTTGGGAAGCACTTCCTGAAAGATTTAGACCACTTCTTGATTACGGTCTTAAAGGCGGTCAAAGCTTAGAGGATTTCTTACAAGCACATCAAGAAATTGATTTTGAAAATGTAGACTTGGAAGACCCTATTTCTCAAAGAATGATTGTTAAACAACAATGGAAATTAACTTCAAACTATTCTGATGAAAAGATTGATCGGTTAATTGACAAACTTGAGAAAACAGGAGCTTTAAAGGAGTCTGCCGAAGAAGCAATTACTGAGATTGCTGAAGACCAAAGGAATAAACAAATTAGACTTCTACAAGAAGCTGAAGCACAAACTACTGCTAACAAGCAGGCAGCAGAAGCAGAACGCCGTCAACTAGAACAAGAAATAGAAACTACTTTTCAAGACTCAACAAGAAAGAATCGCGTTAAAGCATTCATGCTGGCTCCTGTAAAGCAGAATAATGAATATACTTCAGAGTTTAATCTAGCTCTAGACAGTATCATGGACAATCCAAAACATTTAATACAGTTAGCAGATATATTGACTGACTATGATAAGAGTAATGGATTTAATTTTGAAAGATTAAAAAAACAATTCAAAAGCGAGACGGCAAAATCTTTCCGAGATATGTTCGACTCAAAACTACGTAATCCTACTTCCCAAAAAAGTACTAAGCCTTCAGGCAATGACGACTTTGATTGGGGAAAATGGATTCAAGAATAATGATATATGGCTTATCCACAAAATAGTTTTATTATTAAACGCTACGATGGTTTCGGCGGAAACTTTGTAGATTCTCAATACCTTGGTGCAACTTACGATATTCGCCCACACGTATTTGAAAACGCAATTACTCAAATCTTTTCTTCACAGACTAATCTGTACACTGGAAAACTTTTGACTAACCTTACTGCTGGCAAAGCTAGCCGTACAATTGAAATTGATGACGAGATCTATCGTTGGGTGATGCAAGGAGCTGAAGAAAAAACTGCTCGTGTAGTTTCTAACTTAGAAGCATCTAACCTCACTCCAGGTATCAACAAAACTCTTGTTCGTGTTAAACTTGATCTTGACTACTATGCTAGTCCTGATGTATTAATGGGAGAAGATAATGAATACCCACTTGCAGTTGTAGACAAACTTCCTGATGGTACAGGCACTATCTACACTCTTCAATTACAAACTGACAATCCTGCTTTGTTCTGCCCACCTTCTATGTTTGAAGTTGGTAAAGAATTCTCTAAAGTATGGACAAGTGTTGGTTCTGAAGGTAATAGCGAGTTTGGTACTCAACAATACCCAACTGCATTCAAACTGGAATCTCAGCTTGGTGCGTTTGCACAAAAGTACACTGTTACTGACAAAGCTTGGAGACAAGAAGGTCGCCTTGGTATGTCTTTCATGTACTCTGACCAAAACGGTAAATCCACTGTAACCAATCGCTTCCTGCCAATGGCTGAAGCTAAGATGTGGAATGAACTGTACACTTCTATTGAAGCACAATTGGTTTATGGTAAAAAGCATACTTCTACTGCTACTTCGGGATATTGGAAGAAAACTGGTC